ACGTAGACTCCCTGTTGCTTCAGGGCGCTGTAGACGCCAGCGGCCAGGGTGGACTTCCCCGCTCCCGGACCGGCGAAGAGATTGATCCTCATGTCATTCCTCACTCCTTCTTCTTCATGGCGTGCGCTCCGACTGGACGATGGGTCCGCCTTGCAGGAGGACCGCCAGGGCCATGTGCACGCGACACTGGGCGTGACCCAGGTGGTCATCCTGGAAGTCGCCCGCCAGGTAGGCGTAGATGTGCTGAAGGGCGTGGTTCAGGTGCTCTTGGACGGTCAGGGAGCGCCAGTTGTTCTCCCCGTACTTTTTCGCCCCGTAGGCCAGCACCCGCGCCAGGTTAAAGAGCGCCTGCGGGTCGACCAAATCGAATCGGTAAGGCGAATCTGACTGCCGGCCCCCATAAGCATTCTCGGTGATGGGGGCATCAGGTCCTACACCAGGAATGTGGTTACGCAACATGGATAACCTCCACCTGCTCTCGATACCACTCAGGAAGACCACGGGTGATGAGCTTTGCGATCCTTGGCCAGAAGTGCTTGAACAGCGCCTCCTTGATCTCGTCCTCGCACTCGCGGAGCACGTCGGCGTTGACCTCCTTGAGGAGCCTGGGGATGTCCCGCATGCTCCCCTCGATCTCGCCAGTCTCGGCCAGGTGCTGCACGGCCTTGCGCCATCTGGCGTGCGTCCGATACCGTTCTGCCAATCCCTCCACGAAGTCTCCCTGGCTCGGCACCTTCCACTCCTTCCGGTGCACCTCGCGGAAGTCCTCCGAGACGAGCTTGGCGATGGCGATCTTCTTCTCGGGGGTGAAGACGTTGTAGTTCTTGACGACGATACCCTCGATCTTCGTCCCGCCCAGGAAGCTCTCCCGCTCCAGGAAGGCGGGAAGCTGGTCCGGCGTGATCGGACCCACGTGGTAGGTGGGGACGAAGCCTAGATCGAGACGAACAGCTTCGGCAGCTACCCCCTCCGGCGGTTGGTAGCTCTCGATCCCCGTCTGCACGTCGAAGAGGGCGATGTGCCCCCTTGGGATGCTCTGGTACCGGAGGACGTTGTGCTTCTCCTGTCGCAAGTACTCCCCGCGATACACCCATCCCGGCACCAGCAAGTCGGCCCGGAGCTTGATGTTCGCCACGGCCCGGTCGAACATAGCGTCGGGACGCTCGGGGTCGATCTCCGCCCGCTTCGACCGAATACGAAGCGTGCCGTCGATCACTCCGAAGCTGATCTGCGAGCCGTCCACCTTCTCCTGGACCACCACGGGTCCGGAGAAGATATCTTGAATGGCCTTGTGACCAAGGTTGAAGACCGTTGGGTAGCTGTTCATAACTTCCTCTCCAGGCTAGGAGGTTCCTCGTCGTGGACGAGGGCAAGCTCGACACAGTGTTTTGCCACCGGGCACCACTGGCACTTGATCTGCTCTTTCTTGGGTAGGACTGATGGCACGCTGTCTCCCAGGAGCTGCGCGGCCCGCTTCGCCAGCCGGCGTTGGACCTGAAGCGGATGGAAGGGCACCACGGTGAAGCGTTTCCCTACAGGGAGATAGACGATCTCCGCCAGGTACTCGTGGTCCTCACCAAAAGCCATCCACAGGTAGGTGGAGACCTGCCACAGGTGGTCCTCTCGGGGCTTTGTGGGGGGCTTTCCCCAGGTGACCTTGTAGTCCCGCAGGGCCACGTCCCCGGGCTTGGGATCGACGGCCACGGCGTCGGCAATCCCCGTGAGCCGGACCATCTTCTTGCCCACTGGCAGCTCGACTTCGAGCCGTAGCTCGTTCTCCCACCCTGGTTCCTCCACGCTTTGCAGGTCGCGGTGGAAGGTGGTACCAATCGCCGCCTTGACCAGCGGCTCGATCTCCACGCTGTAGTCGCAGCGCTGCTGAATCCAGAGCTGCCTGGGACACTTCAGCAAGGTCGTGACGCTCATCCCGTGGCTCGACTCGGCGCGGTCCCACACCAGCTTCAGGACGGAGTAGGGATACCCGCACTCGCGCTCATGCTCTGTCCGCGAGCATCGGAGACACTCGTCTCGACAGACTGGGCGATTTTTCCACGGGCAGTCTAAGCCCTTCAACACTCTCGGCCTCCGCGATCAATTCCTTCCACGACGGGTACCACTTTGAAAACAGGTACGTGAACGGGTTCGTTCGCTGCCCAACGCCAAGGATTGTATCCTTTGTTGCTAGCGCATAACCCAGCTCGACGTACTTACCACCAGTTGTACTTGGCACCGTTGTGTCGATGATAAGGATATCAGCAAGCCACAAGTCATACAAGTCCTCTACCGCCGCCTTTTTCATAGTCTCATCGTCGTTGGTGTAGGGAATTTCCTTCCATATCCACCGCGACGTTATGATAAGGCCGGCTTCTTCGAGCCGAGTGACGATGGGTCGCAGTTCAAAGCGTTGGTCGTACGCTGCCGCGATGTACGCTTTCATGACGTTGCCTCCAACATGGTTTCGAGCTTGTTGAACACGGTCTTCAGCTTCGCCAGCTTCCCGTGGAGGAAGAGCGACCGCTGGCTGTTCTCCACCCGCACCGCCTGCTCTAGCAGCGCTTCGAGCCTGCCCATGAAGGCTCCTACAGCCTCAAGGAGGAGCTTGATTTCTTCTTTGGTAAACATGCCAGGAACTCCTCAACGCTGTGCTCTTGCAGGAACTCTGTCACGTCCTTCCCACCGGTCCACCGTACTCGCTGCACCTTCGGCCACAGGCGTTTCAAACGCTCCCAGCCTCGCTCTCCTCCCTGGTCCTGGTCGTAGCAGCAGTACACTTCCTCGGCCCACGGCAAGAGGCTGACGAAGTGCGGCTTGAAACTCATGGCCCCACCCGTGGGGGAGACGGCGCCAATACCCTCCTGGATCAGGCGCAGGGCGTCCAGCTCCCCCTCGCAGATCATCAGGCGGCGAGCCCGGTGGGACCACGGGAGGCCGTACAGGTGGACCTCCTGGCCCGCCGGGTTCCAGTAGCGGGGAAGGTTCGGTGCGAGATCGTCGTCCCGCCGGAACCGCACTCCCACCAGCTTCCTGGCCAGGTTGCGGATGGGAATCACGAAGGCTTTCCCCGTGTGCCCGATCTCCGCCTTCTCGATGGTGCTGAGGGTGAGACCCCGCCCCTGTAACCAGACCAGGCGGTGTGGGTAGTGGTCGTGGAGCAGCCGCTGCCAGGCTCGGACCTGCTGCTCCGTCACCTGCCACGTTGCCTTCCGCACCCTCACCGGAGCAGCGCTGCCCGCCACGTCCACCCGCTTCCAGCAGGAGAAGCAGAAGGGGCCGTCTGGGTACAGCGCCACGCTGGGCTTCGTGTCCCGGTGGTGGGGACAGAACGCCATCTTGACCATACGCGCTCTCTTTTCCTCTCGGAGTGCTCACTTCCATCGCTCCACCACCTCCCACTCCACCAGGACGGGCACGTCCGGGAGAAACTGCTGGCCGGCGAGCCGCATGCGGCGCTCGATCTCCTGTCCGAGACGCTCGGCCTGGTCCTCGGGTACGTAGGCGTCGATCTCGTCGTGGACCAGGTTCCACACCTGGACCTGGGGGTAGAGATCGTTCATGATGGTGACGAAGGCCAGCTTGAACATGTCGGCTGCTGTACCCTGGATCGGGTGGTTTCTGGCCTCGCGGCGAACGGCCCACGCCTCCTTCTCATCCTGCGGGGGATCGAAGAAGCGGGGTCGTCCCATCATGGTGAACACCACGCCGAAGCGGAGGGCCATGTCCTCCTGGGTCGCAGCCCACTCGGCGTATTGGCGGTAGGCGCGGTCCACGGCCTCCACCACTCGCCTCGCCGTCTCCTCGTCGCACTTGAGCTTCGTCCGCACGGCTCCCACTCCCCCGCCATAGAGGCGGGCAAAGTTGGCGTGCTTCGCCTGCTTCCGCCGCTCCACGTACTCGGGGTCTTTCTCGTCTACCCGCGCTTTGAAGGTGTCGTAGTCCACCTGCCACGCCTCGCAGGCAGTGATGATGTGCGTGTCTTTGTCGTTCCGAAAGGCGTCGATAAGGACGGGATCGCCAGAAATCTGGGCGGCGATACGCATCTCGATCTGGCTGTAGTCGGCCTTGACGATGCGCATCCCCTTGGGTGGGACGAAGATGCCGCGAATCCTCGGGGGCACCTGCTGCATGTTGGGCTCCTCGCAGGAGAAGCGGCCCGAGTCGACCAGTTGGTTGAACCGGGGACGGAAGGTCACCCCCAGGGCGGATAAGGGCTCCAGGAAGCTGGAGAGCAGCTTGTGGTGCTCCTTGTACTCCAGGAGCTTGCCGAGAAGGACCATGTGGTCAGGATTACCAGGGACGTAATGTTCCAACGTCTCTTTCCGCAGGTTCGGCACGGCGATGCCGAGGGTGTTCAGCGCTTCGAGCACCTGCACCGTGCTCCGCAGGTTGATGGGCGCCGCGATGGCCGGAAGCACCTTGGGCTTGGGGTGCAGCTTCTTCCACGCCCGCTCGGCCTCACGCAGCTCCTTCAGGTTCGCGCCCTGGTCTGCGAGCGTCGTGAGATACTGCTTGCGCTCCCGGTCCCACGCCTCGTACGTTTGGACGGATTGCTCGTACTTGCGGTTGTGGGATAGGGTGTGCCCAACTTCGAGGAGCGCTCCTAGCTCCTGCTCGATGGTTTGCACCTGCTGCTCGGTGGCTCGGCGGTACTCCTGGAGCCGCTGCTGGTCCACGTGAACGGGAGTGAGATACAGGAGCGCCCGGAAGACCTGTGTCTCTAACCCCACCACGCGCTGAAGGCTGGTGGACGCCCGCAGCCGACGGAACTGCTCGCGAACGAGGGCCAGCGGCACCAGCACGTCGTCGGCCACGTACTGGAGCTGGCCGGGCGTGGGCTCCTGTCCAACCTTGAAGGACGTTTGGTAGCTCTTGTCGAGTCGAAGGCCCAGGTAGCGGAAAGCCAGGTCTTCCAGAGCCAGGCCGAGCCGCAGGCCAGCCGTCAACACCTTCTCCACCAGGAAGGTGTCCCAGACCTTCGATGGGTAGTAGCCCCTGGGCGTGAGGTAGTCTCGGAAGTCGAAGGTCAGGTAATGCCCGACGATAATGGCGCGGTCCAGTAGCTCCTGAAGCCCGGGGAAGGAGGGTAGCTCCCAGCCGACGACCACCTTCCGCCCGTTGGAGAGAGCCAGACAAACGATCTCGTCGCCGTCGGTCTCGATGTCGAGGGACACAATAGGCCACTGCTGGAGGTCGTGGACGGCTTCCGCGAAGGCTTCAGGAGATCGGATAAGGGACGTGGAAGGTCCGGCAGCGGTTGAGCACCGCGTTGCCTTCACGGAATTCCAGTACGACGTATCCAGAAATCTGGGGTTCGTACTTGCCAACATGTCGTGCCTCCAAGGTGTAGTCGAGGGGGAGAAGCGCCATGCAGCCCGACTCGATAGCCTTGATCTGGTAACCCCCCAGGATCGTCTCACCCTGGGCGTGGGTGTGCGCCTGGACCAGGACGCGAAAGGGCTGCACGCCCATGAGCGGGCCATGTTGCAGGAAGTGCTTGACGCATTCAACAGCGGTTTTCAGATTCACTTTTGACGCTCGCTCGGCGTGACAAATCACGGCGTCGTGAATCTGGACCCACCACTTGTCCAGGACTTCGACGTTGGAAAGGTGGGAGAGGATGCGTCGGATCAGGTTGGACTCGAACAGGAAGGAGAGGTTGGGTGGGATGCTCACGCTCTTCTCCACCCGGTGGTTGTGGTTCGAGTCGAGGACCAAGATTTTCGGGAAGCGCTCGGCCAGCCAGGTGACCAGGGAAACAGCCTCCTGAATCTCCAGCTCCAGGGGGACGTACTGGGTCTTCCGAAAGGGGGAGAGCGAGTGGAAGTCCATCAGGTCGCCGCCGATCACCAAGAGATCGGCGTCCTGGTGCTCCTGGACCGCCTGCTCGATGGCCGGCTTGTTGTGGAAGGGGATGTGCAGGTCCGAGAGCATCAGCACCTTCTCAATCAGGCTCCGCTTCCCCCACTTCTGCACCTGGTCTTTGGTGAACTCCACGCCGAGCTCTTCGCTCAGGAGGCGAGCGCACTCGCTGAAGCTGTGCCCCGCTCGTCGAAGGGCTTTAAGTCGTCGTCGAGCAGCGTCAAGGACGCTCCCATCCGCTTGCTCAAGTGCTCGACTTCTTCCCAAGGTAGTCCTCCTTGCCCGCGAAACTTTTCGCCGTCTCGCCAGACTTCCACGTCCACCAGGTAGTAGCGGTCCTGGTGGTAGCGAGACGGTCTCACGATGAGACCAATGTGTCGAACGACTTTGCCGAGACGTTCCCGCACCATCGTCTTGACGGATTCCAGATGGACACCGCCGTGCACCTTGGCTTCCTCAGCAACCTCTCGGACCTTCTCCAGGAACTCGTCGGGATCGGCCTTTCCCGCTCCCGGTAAGAGCTTTCGCTGGTAGTAGTCCCAGTTGGGAAGCTTTCTCAACTCATCCAGAACAGCGGGACCGATGCGCTCCAGGTCTTCCATCTGGAGACCGCACGTCTCCACGAAGAGGCGGTAATGCGAGAGAAAGCGTTCCAGATTGGACTCGGAGCACCGCGCACCAGCCTCCTCACGAACCCGCTCGGCCAGCAAATGTAGATATTGCTTCCAGGTTCGGGCCTGACCTCGCCAGACGCCCGCGTCCTGTATCTCCGCCAGATACCGCCCAAGGGCGTATCCAGCGAGATGGACACCCTTATAAATGGTGACAATCGCATCCTCAAGCTCCTTGTGCCTCAGCTTGTTCTCGGTACGCGCGGTACTGTCGGACAAGCTCGAAGAGGAGATCGGCTGGGAGGACGACATAATCTTGCTTGTCTCCTGCGTAGTGAACATAAAGGCACCAGTAGGGCTTGCCCATCAGCTTCGCTTCCTTCGCCGCCTTCTCCAAGAAGTCCTTCTTTAGCTCGAAGGTCTTCTCACCCTTGGCGTCCACGCGAAACGAGTTTTTGCACTCGACCAGAAACTCCTCGGTCAGCACGTCGCCCTTGAACCCCTCGCCCCCGCCACTCAGGGGCACGCGCTTCCCCCGAAGCTTCTTCGCCACGCGGTTTTCGGTCCTTCGCGACGCTCTGCGGTAGTCCATCGACCAACTTCTCGAAACGTCCATATTGCTAGGCAATATGGACGAATCCGGGCAGCGGCACTTCGCCAGGCAGTCTCATCAAACTACGGCAGCGCGGAGACCCCCCCTTCAGGGCTGGGGAGGAGCGCCGCCTTACCTCCCCTCGTGAAATGTGGTAGTATATGAGCATGCAGCGGACGATTCGGGTCGGGCTGAAACCGACCCCCGAGCAGGCGGACGCGCTCCTGGAAACCCTCCGCCAGCACACCGAATGCTTCAACGCCGTGTGCGCGTATGGCTGGCAGCACCAGGAGAGGAACGGCGTCCGGCTCCACCATGCCACCTATCGCGCCTTGCGCGAGCGATTCCCGGCGCTCCCGTCCCAGCTTGTGGTCGCCGCCAGGGAACGCGCCCGCGAGGCGCTGAGGAGTGCGCTTGGCCGCGCAAGGCGCGGCAAGAAGGCATCCCAGCCGAGAAGCCGTCGGTGCCCTATTCGGTACGACGCACGCACCTACGCGCTTCGCGCCGCCAAGGGCTCTGTGAGCCTCGCGTCCGTGGCGGGGCGGCTCAAAGTGCCGTTCGCCCTCGATCCGCACACCCAGGGCATTCTGGATCAGGCCGTCGGCTTCGACAGCGCCGACATGATCCACCGCAAAGGCCGGTTCTGGCTGCATATCGTCGTCACCATCCCCGACGTGGAGTTCCAGCCGTCTGGAGATGTCGTTGGGGTGGACATGGGCCTTTCGCGCCCTGCCGTCTGCTCCCACAACCGCTTCTTTGGGAAACGCCGTTGGAAGGAGATCGAGCGCCGGTACTTCCGGCTCCGTCGCAGCCTCCAGCGCAAAGGCACCCGCTCGGCCAAGCGGCACCTCCGCAAGCTGGCCGGGAAGGTCAACCGCTTCCGGCGCGACTGCGACCACGTTCTGAGCCGGCGCATCGTCGACTCCGTCCAGCCCGGCACCGTGATCGTCGTGGAGAACTTGGTGGACATCCGAAGCCGCACCAAGCAGCGTGGCAGGGAATCGCGCCGTCGCCTGCATTCTTGGAGCTTCGCCCAGCTCAGGGTGTTCCTCACCGACAAGGCGGAAGCCAAGGGGTGCAGGGTTATGGGTATCGACCCTCGTCACACATCCCAAGCTTGTTCCCGTTGCGGCCATGTCCATCGCTCCAATCGACGCTCCCAGTCGCGGTTCCTCTGCCGGGCTTGCGGGTTCGAGCTCAACGCCGATCTCAACGCTGCCAGAAACATCGCCCGGAAGTACCTTGCCAGCGGTGGCATGCCTGCCGCTGGCGGGCCGTTGTCAACCGGCCTATCGTGCCAGCCCGCGCAAGCGGGCTAGGCGCAAGCCCCTAGCTTTAGCTATGGGGTAGTTGACCGCTTCAGCTCCCAAAACTCCGTGAACTCGGGGTCGAAGGTGACCTTCACCTCCCCCGTGGCCCCGTTCCGGCTCTTGGCCACAATCAACTCATCGGGCCCCTCCTCGCGGTAGTAGGAGGGGCGGTGCAGGAGCCACACGGCGTCGGCGTCCTGCTCGATGGCTCCGCTATCGCGCAGGTGGTGGAGCTGCGGGCGCTTCTCCTCGCCTGCCACGGCCGCGCGGTTCAACTGACAGAGGGCCAGGACAGCAGCGTTCATCTGCTTGGCCAGGTGCACCAGCCAGGCGGAAATCTCCGACGCCTGCTGGTAGGCCGACGCCCTGGGGATGATGATCTTTCCCAGGTGGTCCACCACCAGGAGCTTTGGGCGGAACCCCTGCCGCCAATGGTCCTGCAAGGCGGCGCGAAGCTGGTCCTTGGTGGGGGAGGACTGCTCGTAGATGGTCAAGGGAAGCTCCAATAACTCCCGGGCAATCTTTTCCATCCAAGCGATCTGGTCGGGATCGACAATGCCCAGCCGCAAGTGCTCGGCGGGGATACGGGCCACCCGACAGACCTCGCGCTCGATCAGTCGCCAGCCCGGCATCTCCAGCGAGAGGACCAGGACTTCGTGGTTGTCCCTGGCGGCGTTCCAGGCGATCTGCATGGCCAGGGCGGTCTTCCCCATCGACGTTCTCCCCGCCAGGACGGTGACCTCGCCGGGGATCAACCCCCCGGTCAGCTTGTCCAGGGTGGGGAAGCCGGTGGAGAGGCCGAGGAGGCCCGGCCTCTCCTTGATGCGCTGAAGGTACGCCTGGAAGGACTGGACGGCGTTGAGCATCAGCCAGCCCTCCGCGCCTTGGTCTGGGGACGGTGCTTGAAACACAGCACCTTGCCGTACCTGGCCACGGAGATGTTAGCCAACTGCTTTGCGGTGTAGGTCTTCCCGTCAGGGGTGGTCCAGTCCTGAATGGCCTCGCCACAGACGGCGCAGACGGGATCACCGGTCTCCTCGACCGTCTCATCTGGCTCCTTGGGCTCCCGACGGGAGAGGTAGAGCCCGACCCCGAGAGACTGCGCGCACTTCTTCAGGGCGTCGGTGGCGGCGCCCTTCAGGTCGAACCCGATGTCGAGGGGTGCTCCCGTGCTCCGGGCCCGCTTGATCTTCTGGGAGCCGAACTGCTGACGAATGATGACGCGGTCACCGAAGTAGACCGCGATTTCCCCGAGCACCCAAACCTCGTCGGCCTCCTCGTTGATGCCGTGTCTGAGGACGACGAAGGACCAGCCGTCCACGCCCAGCACCTCGTTGAGCCGGCTGATGCACTGCTCGCCGGTGATGTACTCCAGCTCGACGCCGCCACGGTTGTCCTTGAAGGTGTGGTCGAAGGGCTCACAGAGTCGCTGGTAGAGTTCGCTCACGTTGTCCTCCTTTCGCTTGAGGCCAGCATAGCATGCTGATCCGAGTTTGTCAAGCATATCTGACTAGACCAGGGTAAGAGACACGGCCCTCACCTCCTCTCTCTTGTTCTATCGTCGCTGCATCATCCGCCGGGTGATCTCTATCACCACCCGCTCGCGCTCCAGGGGTGAGGACATCCACCAGCCGGCCAGGGTGGCGATCTCGTTGGGGGTCAAGCCCAAGACCTGGCCGATCTTTACCAGGTCTTCCATCGGCGGCTTCTTCAGGGTGCCCCGCTCCAGGCGGCTCACCTGGGTCTGGGAAACCCCAGCCTTTGCCGCCACCTCCTCCTGCTTCAGCTCTAGTGACTCGCGGACGAGCCGCAGCACCTTGCCGAGTTCTCGCATGGTCTTCCTCCCTGTAGTCCGATTATACTACGTTGCTCACTTGGGGAACGCTTCAGACCTCCACGGTACTCTTGACAAATGTGCCTAAGATATGCTATACTGATTATGCATGGTCCTCTCCTCCTTTCTTGCTCGTCGGTAGCTCAATGGCAGAGCGTCGGTCACTGCGTAGCGGGGACCGGGTGCGTGCGGGTTCAACTCCCGCCCGACGAGCCGCTAGCCAGTAGCTCAACGGATAGAGCGGCCGGGACGCTGGCGACGGTGTGTGGGTTCGAGTCCCACCTGGCTAGCATGGCTCTCCACCGCGATCCTTCGGGACCGGTGGGGACGCCCGGTGCGGTGGGGCGCGATTCGCCTCAGGCGAACCGCCCCTCCCCTGTTTCCCATCTAGGAGCGAGCAATGCCGAAGGTTGGCAACAAGCACTACCCCTACACCAAGGCCGGGGTTGCCGCCGCCAAGCGTGAGGCGAAGCGCACCGGCAAGAAAGTCCAGTACACGAAGAAGTGATCCTCGACCTCTGCGAGAATAACTTCCTCCGCCAGTTCCTGGAGCGGATTGGCATCCGTCCCATCACCACGCCTCTGGACCCCAAGCATCTGGAGTACGGTCGCTACCTCTACCGCTCCGGACGGATTCATGAGTTCCCCGAGGACTGCCCATGACGTGCTGCTGCCATCGTTGCTGCCGCTGTCACTGCCGCTGCTGCTGCCCCTGCTGCGGTCGGTACCGGACACACTCCAATACCATCTGGTCCGAGGCTGGCAAGGTCCACCTCTACCTCAGTAGCGCATGCCCCGAGGCGACCCAAACTTCGGAAAACGAGTAAAGAGCCCCGGTCGTCCCCCAAAGGCGAAGACCAACGCCGAGGCTGCGAAGAAGGCGAACAGCATCTTTGCTGCCGCCGCGCCGGAGCTGGCCGAGGAGCTGGTCAAGCTGGCGAAGCGCGGCGACCGCCAGGCCCTCATGTACTGCCTGGACCGGGCGTTGGGTAAGCCCCCGGAGAAGGTGGAACACCAGCATGACATCTTCGTGAGCTTTCTCCAGGAGCTGGTCCAGGCCAGTAAACCCCAGATCGAGGCACCAGCCACGCATGTCATCGACCTCCCTGCAGACGGTGCTCGGGCGCTCCCCGACGGAGGAGCAGCGTCGGCTTATCTTCCGGAAGGTGGGGTACGAGCCGACACCTGAGCAGGAAGCGATCCACTTCGCGAAAGGGTGGAACAACGAGCCCCTACGCTTCAAGCTCGTCGCCGGTGGCGAGCGAGCGGGGAAGAGCTTCCTCTCCGCGATGGAGCTGCTCTCCTACGTGTTCTGGGGCGACCTCTTCTGGATCGTCGGCCCCGACTACGAGCAGAGCCGACACGAGTTCCGCTACCTGATGGAGTACCTGGGGCGGCTCGGGGCCATCGCTGACCTCCACACCCCGAACCAGGGGCCGTGGACCATGACGCTGAAAGGCGGCATCGAGATCGCGACCAAGACCGGTCTCGACCCGTCGAAGATCGCTGGCCGCCCGCCCGACGGCATCCTCATGGTCGAGGCGGGCCAGCAGAGCTTCGAGACGTACCTGCGCTGCACGGCCCGCGTGGCAGAGAAGCGTGGGTTCCTCCTGATCTCGGGCACCTTCGAGAACTCCACGGGCTGGTACCCCGAGACGTGGAAGGCGTGGCAGAGCCCCAATCCCGAAGGGGGGAGATCGTTCTCCCTGCCCTCCTGGACCAACAAGAAGCTCTACCCCCTGGGACGGAACGACCCGGAGATTCTGCGGCTCGAACGAACACTCGGACCGGAGAAGTTTGCCGAGCGCTGCGGGGGTGTGCCCACGCCGCCCAGCGGCCTGGTCCACAAGTCCTTCCGCCACGCCCTCCATGTGCGTCCTATCGTCCACGTCCCGCGAGAGCAGCTTGAGCAGCCCCAGGACATCCCGACGATTCTGCTACCCAACGACCTGGACGACGAGCTGTGGATCGATCCTGGCTACGCGGGCGGCTACGCGGTGCTCTTCGTCACCCGGTACCAGGATATGGTCTACGTCTACGACGAGATTCACCTGACGGGCTACACGACGGAAGAGATCATTGACCTGGCCCGGAAGCACCCGCGCTTCCCCCACGTGAAGAGCCTGGTCCTGGACATCGCCGCCAAGCAGCACCAGGCCATGAAGTCGCCGGCGGAGATGTGGCGCGAAAAGACGGGCCTCCCCACGTACTTCCGTCAGGTCTCCATTACTGACGGCATCCTCCGGGTCGAGAGCTTCCTCCGCCCGAACCCTCTCACCGGTCAGCCTTCTCTCTTTTTTGATCCCAAATGCAAGAAGACCATCTGGGAGCTATCAGAGGGATACCGCTACCCCACCCGAGACGATGGGGTGGTGCTCTCGGAGAAGCCCATCGACCGGAACAACCACGCCTGTAAGGCGCTAGCCTACGGGCTCTGCGTGCACTACGGGCTCATCGCCCGAGAGTCCAAGAAGCGCAGTATGAAACGGCATCAAGCAAGCTGGGAGAAACGTGGACGCGGCAAAGTTGCTTAGTCTCGCGGAGCACGCCCGCTCCTACTGGTCCCGGCGCAACGAGCGCATGGACGAGGAGCAGGAACTCTTCGAGCTGATCGAAGAAACGCCCGATGAGGGTGAAGAACTCGTAACCAGCAATCTACCAATGGTGCTGGTCCTGAAAGCCACGTCCATGATCGCCCAGGTGGAGCCGTCGATCAAGGTTCCCGCCAAGCACCCGAGTCTCTTCGAGAAGGCACAGCGGGTCGAGGAGATGCTCCGCTGGTTCCGCAAGGAGTGCGACGACCGGCGGGAGGGACTGAACAGCACTCTGGCCTACGACGAGCTCCAATCCCTCACCCTGCGCGGGTGGCTCTGCGGTCGGCTTCTGCTGAACCCTGAGAACCCCGAGTTCCCCTGGCGCTACTCGATCCACGACCCCCGGGTGGTCTACCCCATGTACGCCGGGGACAAGCTGAGCTACGTGGTCCACGAGTACGAGACCACGGCCCTGGAGGCGTTTGAAGACCTGGGCCTCTTCCCCGAGGCCGGGTTCCTCCAGTACCTCAACCCCGAGCAGCGGGTGCGGGTGCAGGGCTTCTACGGCAACGTGGGCGGCGTTGTCCACACGGCGATTCTCGTGGACGGGAAGATCGTGAAGCCGCTCACGCCGCTCGGATACCAGCCGTGGGTGATCGTCACGGGGCCAGGAGCGTTCTACTTTGCCACGCCGGGAAACGCGGACAACTGGAAGCGTTACAAGGGCATGGGGGTCTTGACGCCCATCGCGGGGATGATCCGCCGGCTCAACGCCGCCCTGTCCAAGCTGGACACGATGGTTACCTCCGAGGCGAACCCGGCAGCGGTGATCTACACCGACAACAACGTCGAGGACTTGGATCTCCGCCCAGGGGCGCGGAACATCCTGGACACGAATGCCCGCGTGGAGATTCCACGGACCGGGCCGGACCTGAATAAGCTGGTCTCCCTGGTCCAATGGTACGAGCAGGGCATCCAGCGTGGCTCCCTGCCTGACGCCTTGTTTGGGAACACGACGAACCTCCAGAGCGGCTTTCACTCCATCGTGACGATGGGTGCAGCGAGAGATATTGTCATGGGCGTGGTGAAAGCCCATGAGCGCTACCTCTCGCAGCTCTATCGCAAGGTGCTCACCCTCTTCCGCGACCACGCCACGGGACCGCTCCTGCTGACCATCACGGATAAGGGCTCCGGGCAGCTTCTCACGGGCGTTCCCTTCACCCCCGACGATCTCCAGAACGTCGGGCTCCAGGTGAAGGTGGAGTACAAGAGCATCACGCCGCAAGACCTGCCGATGCTCGTCAACGTGGCTGCCATTCTCCACCGCGAAGGGCTGCTGAGCAAGCCGACCATCCAGGAGCGCTACCTGGACGTGGAGAACCCGGTCCACGAGCACTTGCGGTGGATGGCGGACCAGATCGTCCAGCACCCGCTCGTCGTACAGCAGCAGGCTATTGCCGCCGCCCTGGAGATGGGATGGGATTGGGTCGCGCAACTGCTCATGATGACCGCGCCTCCTGGTCCAGG